TTGTATAGGCAATTGCGAGTGTTTCTGATGTTTCTTCAACGCCAAAAGTTTCAATAGCAGGAACTATATTATCAAGTGCGTTCTGAGTATACGCTTCTGTGATATCAGAAATAGAAGATGCTTCAGTAAATTGGGCAGAGTAAATATACCCTGATCCTCTTACTTCTTTTGTTGTGAACTCTGGTCTATTATTACAATCAATAACTGCCATTATTGTGCTCCCGAATCTGCTTCATCGTCAAGTGCTACAACACCGAACTGTTCTTGGGTTACGGTGGCAGAAGGTGTCACATTGCCACCTTCAGGTGGTTCTGCCATAATTGTTTTATTTGCATCAAGTGCTTCTAAGGATGTATCTGCCTCACCTTTTCCATCAGTGTTCAAATTAATATTAGCCCCTTTTAAATCAACGTCTGCTGTTGATTCAATGTTCATAGTTGTCTTAGAATTGAGGTTTATAGCACCTGTGGAAGTCGTAATATACCCATCTTCGTTTGCTAAAATATGGAGATTGGCATTAGTATTGATATAAGTATCAAGTCCTGATTTTATACTATAGTTTTCTACAGCATAGTTTATATTACTTATGGCTGCATACGTTTCAATATTATCTTGGTTTGCTTCCATAATAATATTTGCTCCACGCACATTGATACCTTCACGCACGTTTAGATTGAACGCCTTACCAACGTTTAGATCATAGTTACCCTTCACGGTAGTTTTCATATCACCGTCAACCTTTGCTGTAAGGTTCTTTTGGGCATAGACCGTGGCATTACCTTCAATAGTAACGTCTTGATCACCACGAACATATACCTTGGAGTCTTTCAAAGTAACATCAGTACGGGTTCCGTTTGCTACAATGTTTATATTACCCGCTGAGTCAATCTCAATCCAAGTACCTTCTTTATGGTAAATGTTTACTCTTTCGTGACCCTTCGTATCGTCAAACTCCATCACGTGTCCTGATGCTGATTGATATACACGGTTATGCGGATATTCTGCATTATAAGGTGACTTAGGAATAGTCCAACCACGTTCATCTGCAGTCTTGAATACTTCGTTAGACATAATGTTTTTGGTAAGCACAGAGGTTTCTTCTAACTTTTCGCCACGTGCAAGTTTTGGCATATCAGGCTCATAGATATCAGGAACATCGTCTTGATCCACAACATCACCATAAGTATCAATCTTACCTTCAGAGGATAGTTTTGGTAGTTGGGTTGGCATACCATTCAAAGCACCAAGCACCATAGGATGCTGTGCGTCCTTACCATCTATAAAGAAACCAAATACCCAAGTGTTTAGTTTTGGTGGTTTCACATCAGCCGTGAACGTACCACTAATCAAATATGCCCAAGGCAAGTCTTCGGTAGGAACCGCTTCTTTATCTTGTGGATGAATATTGAAACAACGACACCGCACACGTCCTAGTTTCTGAGGGTCTTTACGATCCTCAACTACACCCATAAACCACAATAAGTTGTCATAACCTAATTGACTCATGTCAACTCTCCCCTCAAAGATGTCTTAGATAGCTGTACATCCATCATCCAATCATTCATTCCATATTGGTGTAATATTTTTCTTACGATATAAAAGCCCGAAAGTGTGTTGTGCTCTTCATCGTCACGTGCAACTTCAGGTTTTGGCAAATCTACATAAACAACATCACCAACAGTTAAGTCTAATGATCCATACATTGTGGCTTGCATACTAATGCTTCCCAAATAATATTCAGTAGATATTCTCTTTGGTAGAATATTATCATAGTACTGATCTGGTTTTGTCGTATCGTTATAAACAATATATCTAGCTAGACTATTCTCCTTTTGAAAATTATCTCTAATATATTTTTGTGTGTGATAGTCTCTTGTTCTACTATCAGTTTCTTCTATATCGTTTTGTTCATAATGCTTATAAACTTTTTCTTCTACAGTCTTTTGCCCTAGATCAAGCAGAGTAAGTTCACTTACCATACCACCTTGTCTCATTTCATTCACTAGATTGAATCTTTGAATAGGTCTATAAGATACCATATTTCTCATAGCTGCTAAAGAATCAGACCCCAACAGTTTTGGATCAATGTACGTAATAAATCTATCTTCCTTCAAGGTTTTTTCTTTACCTCTTTTTATAAGACCTTCGAATGTGGCAAACTTATAATCATTTCTAGTTTCAAAGAATCTGTATGATGAAGATGGATATTCGATAGAAAAAGATTTTCTAGCTAGAAATGTCATTGTCTCGAATGGTGTCTTACACGGAATTACGAAAGTCTGATCCCCATCTGATTCATCAATATCCAATTCACGATCTGTAACAAAATAATCATCAAATATCTTTTTCGCTGTATTAGACGGTGTGCCTTTGAATGATCTTCTTATTTCTTGATTATCGGTGTTTACGAAATCTGAACTGATCACCTTAAGTCCATATTCTTGCTTAGTTCCCACAGTGTCCAATTTTACATCTGTGGTTGCTACTACTCTCATTCTCCAAACATATTCCTCACCAAAGAAGTCTTCAATGCTAATTTCTAAAGTCTCTTCACCTATGATAGGAAAGTTGTCTAAATAATTTTCTGAATCTACAATGTTTACGATACCTGATATAAAAGTTTCGTCTATACTTTCAGTGAACATCATACTATATATGATCTTACTCAGATCATACTGCTTAGTCTTATCATAATTTGATAGTATGGCGCTTATGAGACTATAATCGCCAGGGCTTTTAGAATCAGACATTTATAACCTTCTTCAAGTTCTCTATGGCTTGACTTGCGTACATTTTATTCATTAGTCGTATTTCACGTTTATTTTCATTGTCAAGGAATTCGCTGTCGTATATTCTCATAGCAGTCCATCCCTCTAACGCAACTGCCCCATTGATGACAGTATCTTTTGATATACGATTACCATCACTATCATAGTAGTATAAGATATTGTCGTTTGTAGTAGTATTCTGAGTCCAATTAATAATCTCTTGATCTTTTAGTGTAGTACCCATAGACTTTTCTGCTTCGGCTTTATGTTTCTTCACAATCATTTTTTCAAAGTTTGTGAAGTCCAAAGGCCACTCATGATAAGGGTCTACTATATCATTTGAGTAATATACTAACCACACCAAACTAGGATCGCCATAATACCCTAAAGCAATATCTTCCGGCCTTTCCATCTCCTTTACGGTATATGGAAGATAAGCATATGTGTTTGATTTAAAATCTTCTAAAATTTTAGCACGTCTTGTGATATCCGTAACTACTTTATCACCGTATGTGATAGTTGGAAAAAATTTGAAATACTTTGACATGATTGCAATAATACCTTATTGTGGGGTTTCAGTCATAACAGGAGAGTTGGCATCTCCACCGTCTGTTCTACCATAATCTTCGGCTGTATGAATATCCATTTCAATTAGGTTCATATTCATAGTAACAACTGCAGGTTTACCGCCCTCAACCCAAGCGGGAGAACCGTTTCCTGCATAGTTTACCTCAAACGTATTGACCATACAGCGCTTGAAAGAATACAAATAATTACCCTTTCCATCTTCTGGCGCAAGTGTACCCATAAAGAAAAGATCGGCAACATTTGGAAAATTGAAAAACTGTCTACCAAAACCAGGCTTGAATGTTGGTAGAATAGATTTCTTGAATTCATTGATGATATTTTTTAGTGTTCTAGATTCGTTTGCCGATTGTGGTGCTAGTGTCCATTGAAAGTTGTGCTGCTTCAAGTCAACACCATCAAATGTGAGAGCAAGGTGTGGGTTGTTTGCATAGCCCGTTGCAGCTTCAAGTCCTTTGATAACTCCACCATCTGCCTTCTCTAGCGCATTGCGAAGCAAAAGAGAAGCACCAACTCCGCTGAGAGAACCTGTCATAGATTTTATAATGTCTAATGCACCACCACCGCCACCTGAAATTTTTGCTTCTAGTGTGGATGCACTTTCTGCTGCAACATTTCCTAGTAACCCTAGTTCAGTTCCTGCAACACGAACATTGAAGGAGTCTGAAAGGTTGTTGGGGATAGGTAATGAGATGCTACCTGTGGTAACCTTATTTACAGTTCCAGATTTTGCTTGACCATAATCATATTCACTAAAATTGAATACAAGAGAATGAGCACCCAAGTCTTCAGGAAAGGAATATATCCTGTATCCTGATCTACTTTTACTCCTACGCATTGCAGTTTCAACTGGCTCTATGAGAGGTTGTCTTGTTATTCCTGCCATTTATTTTATTCCTAACTCTTGCTCTGTCATGATCTGAAAACTCCACCCACGATCTGCACAGTATTCTTTTGCGGCTTCCCACTTTGCTTGGTTCTTACCCCACTCTGCAACTTCGCTGATATATGTTTTCCTTATCTTCCCAGTTGGCGTTCTCATCTTTGTTTTATCAGGTGGTATTGTTTGATATTTAGGCTTCACCTCAATCATTACAACACTACCATTTTTTTTCTTTAGCGTCACATCAGGAAAGTATCTATGCACTCTTCCTGTTATAGGACTACGATAAGGTATAATAACTTCTTCACTTTGCCACCATTCTATAGAAGGGTGAATATCAAGATACCTGAATAGTTTCAACTCATAGCTAGACCTATAAATAATATTAGTAGGATTCCCTCTATATTTATGAGGATTTTTTGGTCTAAAACGTCCTTTCATAATCTAATCCAATTACTATAAAT